TTGCAGGTAGAACTAGATTGAGAGGAATTATTCTTTCTAATGTAACTACTACAACAACTACTGGTTCTGTAACTTTACAAGATGAATCTGGAACTCAATTCACAGCAGAAGTTCCTCCAGGAGATGTATTTTCATTTAATCTTCCTGAAGATGGAATTTTGTTTAAAGGTGGAATGACTTGCAGTGCAATAACAAGTGCTAAAGCAACTGTATTGATTGATAAGTAGGAGTTTAAATGGCAACTTCTGGAACAACAACCTTTGAATCAGGTTTTTATATCGATGATATAATTACTGAAGCCTATGAACGTTTAGGTCGATTTGATTATTCTGGTAATGATATAAAAACAGCAAGACGTTCTTTAAACATTATGTTTCAAGAATGGGGCAACAGAGGTTTGCATTTCTGGGAAGTAAAAAATAATTCTATTACATTAGTTGATGGTCAAGCAGAATATACAATGTATAGGTCAACTGCAGATGGTACATCAGATGCAACAGCAGTGTATGGTGTAGATGATATTTTAGAAGCCGTTTATAGAAATTCTTCTGAAGTTGATTTTCCTTTAACAAAAATTAATAGATCAGCATATCAAGGTTTATCTTCTAAAACACAAGAAGGAACTCCAACACAATATTTTGTACAAAGATTTATAGATAAAATTACTATTACTTTATATTTAACTCCAGGATCCACTGAAGCCGGAAACCTGTTAAATTATTATTATGTCAGCAGGATTCAGGATGCCGGAGCTTATACAAACAATGCAGATGTACCTTATAGATTTGTACCTTGTATGGTATCAGGACTTGCATATTATTTATCACAAAAATTTAAACCAGAATTAACTCAACAAATGAAGTTATTATATGAAGATGAATTACAAAGAGCTTTACAAGAAGACGGTTCTTCATCTAGTACATTTATAACTCCAAAAACTTATTATCCAAATGTCTAGATCAAACGGAAAATACGCACAATTTATTTCAGACCGATCAGGTATGGCTTTTCCATATAAAGAAATGGTTGTTGAATGGAATGGATCAAGGGTACATGTTTCTGAATACGAAGCAAAGCAACCACAATTAGAACCTAAACCAACTGTTGCAGATCCACAAGGTTTGCAATTTGCAAGACCGGCAAGAGTTGAGCCACCAGTTTTAATTTTATTACAAACAAATCCATTTCAAACAATTATTTATAGTGGTACTACTTATGTTAATGTCTATTCACCTAATCATGAACGATCAACTGGTAATATAGTTCGATTTAGAGGACCAACTAGTGCAAGTGGGTATCTAGCAGTTCCATCTTTTAACGGAGTAACTGATATTAGTAATGCTAGTGGATTTACAATTATAGTTGGCAAAATTGATGGAAGTGGTATTGTATCAGATACAACAAATTATTTTTATTTTGCTAGTACCGACACAGCTACAACTAGTGGAATTAGTGGAGGAGGAGATGGTTGCACAGCTGGCCCTGTGAACCTACAAGGATAATGACATACGCAGAACTAGTACAAAAAATTAGAGATTATACAGAAACAGATTCAAATGTTTTAACTGCAACTATTGTTGATGGTTTTATTGAAGATGCTGAATGGAGAATATTTAGAGATGTTGATTCTGATAATAACAAAAGATATGCAACGGCAAATTTAATTGCTTCACAAAGATTTATTGATGTACCTGCTGATTTATTGGTCGTTCGATCGGCTCAAATTGTAGATGGTGGTTCTGGTTCTACTAGAAACTTTTTAGAATTTAGAGATACCAGTTTTATGTCAGAATATAATTCAACTGGAGTAACGGGAGAGCCTAAATACTATGGTATGTGGGATCAAAATACCATCGTTTTAGCCCCAACGCCAAGTTCAACATATGAAATTCAATTAAATTATATCTTGAAAGATCCAGGTTTATCAAGTAGTAATACTACTACATACATAAGTACGTATTTTCCCAATGGACTTTTGTATGCATGCTTAGTTGAAGCATTTAGTTTTCTAAAGGGGCCAAATGATCTCTTGCAATTATATGAAGGAAAGTATAAACAAGTGGTAGAAGGCTTCTCGATAGAACAAATGGGAAGAAGACGACGTGATGAATATCAATCTGGTGTTCCTCGTGTCGGCGGAAAATAATAATAAGGAGATAAACTATGGCTATAACACAAGCGATTGCAAATGCGTTTAAGAAACAATTACTAGAAGGAGATCAAAATTTTTCTTCATCTAGTGGTGATGTTTTTAAACTAGCTCTTTATACTTCTTCAGCAACTCTAAACTCAGCGACTACTTCATTCACAACTACAAACGAAGTTGCTAACAGTGGTACTTACGCATCAGGTGGTGGAGATCTGACAGGTCAAAATACTTCAATTGCATCAGGTGTTGCAATCGTGGATTTTGCAGATTTATCATTTACTGGTGTAACGTTGACAGCTAGAGGAGCATTAATCTACAACACATCTTCTGCAGTTACTAATGCAGCAGTTGCAGCTTTAGATTTTGGAGCAGATAAAACAGCGACATCAGGAACTTTCACAATCGTTTTTCCAGCATTCACTACATCAGCAGCTATATTAAGAATCTCCGGCTAATAAGGAGGTTTTAAATGGCGACATTTTCTGGTTGGGG